TCTACCAGCAGCACCTTGCTGAAATGATGTTAATGGCTCACCTGGTGGTGTAGCCTTAGGTGCATCTTTACCGCCCAACGCAGTTGGTGCAATCTTTTCATAACTTGATCTAGTATCTGCAGGAGCTGGAGATCCTGGATTTGGAACTGTTCCGGGTGCAAAAGTTTTTGCGCTGCCATTTCCAACCATTTTATCTTCTTCACTTTCTTCGTCAGTAATAGCATCGTGTTTTAGCCCAGCTAGCTTCCTCATATTATTCATTTCTTCATCAGTACTTTTGATCATGTCACCGATGGGATCCTTAGAGTCTGCTGATGGAAGTTTCATTTCTGGATTTGCCATCGGAGGAGCAGCAGCAGGAGCGTTTTTAGTATTTGGCACAGCAGGAGCAGAAGGTTCGCTAGCTCTCATAAATGGATTATTCGCTGTAACAGGATCTATATAATCTCTGCCGCCCTTCATTACGGTTCCCTTGGTACCTTCTTGATCCATAGGACCTTCATCTACATCTGCGTTCTTAACAACGTCAAGTGTCTTAACCATCGGCATGATAGGACCGCCCTTTGGCATCATATCTTGTGTAACAGGTTTCTGGCCTCCTACAGTAAATATCCTATTCATCATAGTAATGATGTCATCCGGACTATCACCATTGGCGCTCATATTAACGCTAACTGTCTCTCTGATATTGTTTGATTTCATGGTCTTACACCTTTAGGTTTAGGCATCTTCCTGTTAGCGAAGGGGCTCTTAGAATCTGCGTCTTTGTTTGATTGTTCCGATTGGCTAGCATCATTTGGCATCGACTTAGCTAATAGCTCGTCGTTTACACCTTTCCATTGTGTTAGCGTGTGTGTTTCTTTATTGAGTTCTTTTAGGAACGTCATCATATGCTTTTCGCCGACCATCTTCTGAGCATCGGATTCTGCATCACCCATGTCTGGATGCATCAGCATGATATCATATTTGCCGTTCTTAGCATAAGCTGCTGGATTGTCTTTGTCAGCCATCATCTTCTGGTATTCTTCGGTGGGATCATATTCGGTGCGCACTACTATCCTGCTATCAGGTATGTTAGTAGCTTCGCTCACATAATTCCTCAACACGTTTGAAACACAGGGATATTCTAAGCTGACTTCATATATATGTACTACTGAACTTTCATATTCTGGAAAATCTAGAGGCACTTTCTGTACTGGAGTAGTGCTCTTGTCCATGCTTACACAGCTGTATTTCTCTAGGCTGCTCCTCAGTGTCTGATCGAATTTTTCTGGGAGATCGCCGACGATCTTTATCTTAAAATCGTAATACTGTTTGCTCTCATAGAGGTATTGGCTAAAACTTTTCATGATTCGTGGTCCTTAAACTATTTATCTATCTTTTTGAGTTTTTCAAGCAAACTGTTGCGATCACTAATCACATAGTCAGTCACGTCAACAGCGTTGTCATCGCCCTTCTTGAGATCTTGATCTAGTTTCTGTTTCTTTAGCTGTAGATCTACGATCCTCAGCTTCTTATCTATCTTTGCTGCTTTAGCATCTATGGCATTCTTCATCATATTAGCAGCAGTCTCAAATATCTTGCTGCTATACCTCACTTCTACATTCATACCTAGATCCATTAGATCTTCGTAGGCTTTTAATGATTTATTTGCTAAGTCGTCAAACTCTTTGTCGCTGCTTGAACCTAAGCCATCTACTGTCGGTAATGCGAAAGCTACTTTATCAAACTGCTGTAGAGTAAGTTCGATCTCTTCTTGCTTGGCTATCTCTTTGCTGGCAGCTTTGATCTCTTTCTCTATAACCTTCATCTCTTCTTTGTGTTCTGGGAGATTTAGCAGCTCTTCTAGTTTTTTTGTCATACATTACTTATTTTCTTTTGCTGCCTTGGTGGAATAAATCATGTTCATTTACCACACGGAACCTAATACCTTTTTGTTTAGCCCAGGCGTGTGCAGCTTCCCATTTGGCCATGTTCTTCACATACTGTATCTGATTGACTGGATTCTTGCCTACTTTTTCCAACAGCTGATGATTGCTGGGTTTTATCTCTACTATTTCAGCGTGTTTCTTGCTATCTTTATCTGTATATACGATAAAGAAATCAGGAACGTATACAGTCGATCTATTCGTTACAGGACACTTGTATGGTATCTTTATGCTTTCACTAGCCCAATGATGTATGCTAGGATGTTCGTCACAGGCTTTCATAAATGCGAATTCCCAGCTGCTACGATAGTGAGGATCACTGGTTCCTACATATTTGTGTTGATTTTTGAGGGCATATTTTCCCTGCGCAAACTTTCCCATTAGGCTAGAATGTTCCTTATCTCAAAATCAAATAGATTAGTTTGATCTACTCTATTGGCCAATATACTGGTTGGTACTCTGTTATAGTTTAGTATCTCGATTATGATCTGGCTTAACTGTAATTCGTTAAGTCCTTTTAGTTTATCTAAAAGTTGGAACACGCTGATAGGCGGAGATTCTGCTTTTGCCTGTTTCATTAGTGTTGCAGCTAATGCTGCCGCTGCTGATGTTTCATAACCTCTGCTAGTAAAGAAACCCAAGACTGCATCAGTTTCCCCTGCAGGAAATGCTATAGGTTGGGCGTAATAGGTATCAAAGAAGTTTTTCATCTTTGATGCGCTATCGGTAGGTTTAGTATCAGCTGGTAAATTCGTCGTGCTTGTGTTCATCGATTATTTATATATCTGATGAATCAGACTTCGTACTCACCTGAGTTATCTTCTATAACAGGATCCGCATCAGCTACTTGGTCTGCTGGTGCTACAGGATCGTTTACAGCAACATCATTGGTGTTCTCTCCGCTGTCAGCGGCAGCAGCAGCTTCTGGATTAGGCGAAGGTGTATCTGGTTGTGCCTGTGCATCCATACTAAGAGAAGTATCTGATGCTCTATTTCCTTTATCATCCCAGGCCGACTTAACATTACCGTTCGCGTCTCTTGTAACACTTCCTGACACAAATCCATCTTTCTGATATGTTGTTATAGTCGTTCCATCTGGAAGTTTTGCAACCTGATCAACTGTTCCAGCTGATGATACTTTATCAGCCAAAGAACTAGCTGCTGTAGGCTGTGGTCCATTATTAGCTGCGGCTGGCGAACCAAAATTGCCAGCTGCACTGTTTGAATTTCCGCTAGAACCATCACCTGATGGTATCTGTGTAGGACCGGTGCCACTCCTAACAGTGTTAAATCCGCCTGTATTGTTATCTGTAGCGGCTGACGGATTATCTCCATTATTGGGTGCATCATAAACATCTTTGGCTGCTGCTCTATTATTATTATCGCCACTTGGATTACTAGGTGATGCTACACCATTCTCATCCGTCTGGTTCTGTGATTGATTAGAATTATTACTGTCAGTTAGCCCGTCGTTTCCTGAATTGTCAAACGCTCCGTTTAATAATCCTATACCGGCGTTTATCAATCCGGAAGCTGCTCCTGCAGCTAACCCAAATGCTATACCGTTTAAACCTCCTGCTTGTTGATATGGGGAGTTGCCATAGAAAGATCTAGAACCGTAACCAAACGGGGTACGATTACCTCTATCTAGATCATAAGGATATCGAGATCTACTGTTAGATGGATATTTGTTGAGAAGATCATTCGTCCTAACATCCCCAAATACTCCTTCCACACCTTCTTTGTTATATTCGTTTACAAGAGGACTAGGTATATTATCGTAATGCAATACCGCCCAACCAGTAGGATCATCTTGCTGTATAGTACCATTAGAATATAGAACAGCATCATATATGATGCTTAGTTTGTGGTTTATAGTACCTGCCGATTCGTCTTGATTGACTGCATCATGATCCCACTGTGTTATCTTTGGTAAACAGAGCAAGTAGCTGTTGAATTGATGCCTATTGATGGTGAATAGTTGTATGCTATAAAAGAAAGGCTCGCGGCTTTTGGATCCGTTGTCTAGTCCATATTGGAAAGGCCAGCGTGATTTGTTATGATAGGTATGTGATTGATAAGCTGCGGGAAATACATCACCATAAGGTCCGTAGTTGTTGTTCCTATCTCCGAAGTAGTATCCGTAATATGATGCCCAAAGAGAGTTAACGTTGCCATAGTTGTCGTCGTGCATTACCATATTGATCGGCATATAGTTTATCTTTTTGTAGATATGCGCTTTCCTATTGTATTGATAAAACGGTTCAGTATCTATCTGGAACTTAGGGAGATCGCTGCTCCTCACTAGATAGTTTAGTTCTAGTCCTGCTTTTGATTGCAAATCGGGTGCTACATTAGGATTGATATTGAAGACTACATAATAGAGGAATTTTACCTTAGGTGCCAGTCGGAAGTTGTCATCTACATATAATCTAGAAGCGTGCTGATAATCTCCCAGGTTGCCCTTGTCACCTGTGATAGTGTTACCTAAGTAGCCGTCGAATTTATTTGCCATATAGTATTTATACCACAAAAAAAGACCGGATTTTTCCGATCTTTTTTAAACTAGAAATTTCGTTATTTGTATTAGCCGGCACCAGTCGAAATAGCGCCAACAGTACGACCAACATTAACACCGATACCAGCACCCTGTGGAGTCTGTATAGCGTTGTCATAGCGTATGCTGAGTGATATCTGTGTAGCTTCGTTTGAGCTGTATGCTAGGCTTCCGTAGTTAGCTGACACTAAGAAACAACCATACATTTCCCAAGTTTCAAGCACGTTTGGTGTATAAGCACCATTACCGCCATCTAGTATTTCGATGCGTGTTAGGAACTTATAATCAACACCACTAGCAGCTGAACTCTGCTCGTAGAAGTCAAATTGCTTCTGCATCTGTTCGCCTACTAGTTTCTGTACTATGCCAGTAGCATCTTCACGTATGTTGACGCTGATTGGTTGCCAGCTGTGCCTTCCTGCCAAGAACACTTGTGAATTGTAAGCGTTCATTGTTATTTCTTGGAAACTTGCATTTGGTTTTGTGCAATCTATGATTTGCCTTGATAGTTCTGTAGTTGGATTGGTTACACCAAATCCGTCAAAGGTGACCCTAAAGCGATAGTTGAGCTTCGGCATCAGCAAAGTTTGGTTGCCCGCGCTTTGGTCCGAAGATACCGGAACGCTTAATTTTGTTAGTGTTGAAATAGCCATTCTAAACTCCTAGTTATACTTTATTTATTATCTAGTCACCATCAAATTTTGGGCTGGATTATTTACTTGATAATCCAGCTATCGCTCCAGTATTCTTAATCCTTATTGGGATATAGATGAACTCAATAGCCTTAACAGGTTCGATAGCTATGTCGATATATAGTTCGTTAGCATCGATCCTGCTTGGTGTGTTGTTTGACGTGTCGCAAACTACTAGGTAGTCGTAAAGCGCACGTTGTCCAACTAGTTCTAGCATTAGGCTTTCTACTGTAGCTTTTACAGAATCTCTAGTCGTCTTGTCGTTTGGTTCAAACAGATAAGGCTTAGCAAGTATCGAAAGCTGTGTGCGTAGATAAACTATCAACCTAGCTACGTTGATCCTGTCCATAGCGCTCGCTAGAGGAGCCCTAGTCTTCTGACCGAATACTGTCAATCCGCTTCCTACGAGGAAAGTTATTGGATTTATGCTTAGTTGATATAGCGTATCGCGCTGGCCGTTGTTTAGAGCGATGCTCTTGAACTCACCAGTTGCTGCATCAATATAACCACTTGCAGTAGCGTTATTTACGATACCACGGCGTAGTCCTGCTGGAGCAAACCAAGGATAGCTTACGCTATCGCTTAGGCTTATAGTCCTTAGTGCCATATGGCTTGGAGGAACTACGATGCTATTACCAAAGTTATCGTTTGTATAACCACTTGGATAGTAAACACCTAGATAATCATCAAATGTTACTAGACCTTTTTCGTTGTTATCAACTGCAACAGCAGCATTTGAGAAATAATAGTTTAGTGAAGTAGCATCGCTTGGTAGACGGAATGGAGTATCGCCTACGACAAACGCTGTCTGCTTGCGATCTACGTTCAATTCAACCATGTTTGAGATCAGTTCTACATAACCTGGTGTAGCGATTAGATTGAATAGTTTCCTTTCATCATCACGTATATCTTGGTTAGTGTCGACTAATGCCTTTAGCTTCTGCACTACTATGCTGCGTTGGGCGTGCCTTCCGAAGTAAGCTACTAGATTCTCATCAGTACCGCTAGCGCTTATCCAACGATCCGCTGCATAACCGTCTTCGCTTTCGTTGTTAAAGCGTAGGTTGATCGAACCATTGTTTGTATTAATGTAATTCTTAACATATGATTTTACATTAAATCCGCTGCGACGTGTGTTGAATAATAGCATACCACGTGGATAAAGCGCAGGATCTGGAGTATCAAAATCTATGAAGTTGCTGTGTAACAGATCAGCTATATCGCCTGGCATATCACTGTTTGCACCGTTTACGTTGTAACGTGCATCTGCGAATATGATACCATTTTCTGTAGTGTGATCTGTATTATCTACAGGCACCCAAGTTAGGCTATAATTGTCCCAGATATTGATCATCGGATAGTTTTCGATATCGCTAGTGTCTATCCATATATCGCCAGTGCGTAGGTGTGTACCATCGCTCTGTGTAGTTGGCCTTGAAGCTTGTACTAGAGGACCAGCAGGATCTGTTAAGAAATCAGCGCCGTTTGTGCTATAGTATGGGCTAGTTGGATCTCTATAGCCTACCCAAGTATGACCGTTGTGTATCATTATATCAACTTGGTCGATTATGTTGTTGTACCATAGTGTTCCAGTTGTTGGTGTTAGTGCAGGAGCTACGCTGCTAGCAGTATATAGTAGTGGTTCCCAGTTTGTAGCTACAAATTTGTGTGCTGTATCACCTTCTGGAGCAGTGTATAGGCTATCGGTACCGCTACCGGTGTTTACATTGTATCCTGTATAACCGAGATGTGTTAGAGCATCAAATGTTTCACTTGGGCCGCTACCTGCATGTATTCCAGCAGCTACACGTATCTCACCACCTGTGTTGTGTTGTATTATCAGCTGATTCATCGCATTAACACTGGCTTCAATATTAGTAAAACCTGCACCATTGATAGTTGCTGCTACTAGTGATGCATCAGTTGCTGACGCATCAGCAGTGAATTGGATCAACCTATCTACATCTAGTGCTGCTGTTCCTACTAGTGATTCTGCTAGGCTAAACTGATAGATCCTCTTGGTGTAAGTGGTAGCAGTTAGCGTAATTGGACTGCCGCTGCTGGCTATGTTCTGTGAATTAGTTACAGTATAAGTACCAACGCCGCCTGTGTCTCCGCTAATTTGTGCAGTTATTACAGTTCCAGGTAACACGCCCAATCCAGTGATAACTTGGTTCGCTGCAACTGTTCCTAAACTTATAGTTGCTACGTGTAGCGTAGTGCCAACGATATAACCAGTGAATGTGAATCCTTGAGAACCCTGTGGGAAAGTAGTAGCATCGATCACCTTGCTGACAAACTGTGTTGGATCTGGTTGTGTCCTGCGATAGATCTTGTAGTCAGCATATGAAGGACTTCCATCAACTTGTGATGACTCAGTAACATTGTATTGTGCATAGAGTGTGCCTGTATTGATGTTCTTACCGCCGCCTGCTAGGTCTAGGCCATATGTCGCATCTTGATTGTTATCATAAACTGGGCAAGTGATCCTGTTCCAGCTGTTAGTGGCCGAACTCCAAACCTTAACATCAACAAATGCACCTAGGTTTACGTTTGTGGTCTTTAGCCATAGGCTGCCTGATGGGCGAGGGAATAAATCTCTAGCCTTGTAACGAGGTACTGTAAAG